AATGAGTAGTGCAAGTTCTTCTGTTACATCAGCCCCTGTTCGTCTTACTGGGCGCGTGAAGTGGTTTAATAACAAGACAGGTTTTGGATTTATTTCGGTCGTTGGAGGCAACGAGCAACACAAAGATGCGAGCGAGGTCTTTGTTCACCACTCTGCGATTACAGTAAGTCAGGAGCAATACCGTTATTTGGTAGAGGGAGAGTATGTGGAGTTTTCAGTGGTAACAACTGAGACAGGGGACCATAAGTTTCAAGCAGGCGATGTTCGCGGCGTGAAGGGGGGCAAGTTGTTTTGCGAGACTCGTCATGAGCATCGCGCAACTCATGATGGCGCTGGCGCTGGTGCTAGAACCGAGAGAAGCGACCGTGGAAGGACTCAAGTTCGCGGACGTGGTGGACAAGGAGGTCGCAATGTTCGCGGAGGAAGTGAGTGGATGCTTGTTCGTCGCGACCATGCACAACATTCAAACTCGCGCGGAAACTATGGACGCGTGCGTGGAGGTGCACGTGGAAGCGGAAGCGGGCGTTCGCAGGAGCATGCCTCAGCCCCGGCTCCAGCCCAAGCCCAAACCCAAGCACCAGCCCCAGCTCCGGTAGCAACACATACTGAGGATAGCGTCGGCGATGTTCCTGCAACTCCTCGCGCGGGTTCCAAGAAAGCACCTCGTCAGTCTAAACCATCTGCTTAAAAAATGTATAATAGACCAGACCAGAGCAATTACATCTAAATTAATTTGTTAGTATTTTTACATGTCTAACAAATTAATTAAATCAATTAAATCAGAGTGTAGCATTATATGTGTAGCATATATTGATTTATTTTTTCATTGTTAATTTCAATCTTATTTTCTGTTTTTTAGATAAATATTTACTTCTTTTTACTAGTGAATATTTTTTTCCTTTAAACCTTAACAACTTGGGTTTTTTTTTACATGTAAACGCGGCATGTCGAATACCTTTACGTCGAAAGACGGTATCATTGCAAATACCAATTGCACGAGCCTCAGCTTCAGCCTCATCATTATTCGGTTCATTCGATGACTCTTTTACTTTTTTAATACACTTACATAACTTGTCGGCAAGTATTTCTTCTGCTTTATTTTTTATTTGTTTTGATGAATCGGATGTAGAAAAGGGTATATTATAATAATTTAATATTTTTTCATAATCATTTTTAGTTAAAATACCCATAATTATGTAGTTATATTAAAGTTATATTAAGTTATATTAAAAGTAGATAATTATTTTTATACATAAAAATATATATTTATATATTTATATTTTATATTCGCCCTAAATGCCTAAATTAGTAAAAGACCTTAAAAAAAAAGTGGTTGTATTTGATTTAGATGAAACATTGGGATACTTCGGGCAATTCGGAAGATTTTGTAGTTTACTAGATGATTTTTATAAAAATCCAAATAAGTCATATAGTATTTTTAACGAACTGATGGATTTATACCCTGAATTTATTAGACCCAATATTATGAATATTTTAAAATATTTATTGCAAAAAAAGAAAGAAAATAAATGTCAAGCTGTTATGATTTATACAAACAATACAGGCGAACGAAAATGGGCAGAACACATTAAAGGTTACTTTGAACACAAGTTGCATTCAAAAATATTTGAACAAATAATAGCCGCATTTAAAATAAATGGAAAAATTGTTGAAATAAATAGAACATCGCATGATAAAAGCGTTGACGACTTCATTCGATGTACTAAACTTCCTCCTGATATCGAGATATGCTTTGTAGATGACCTGTTTCACCCCAAAATGAGCACTGATAATGTATACTATATCCATGTAAAAGAATATAAACATATTTTGCATAGCAACGAAATGCTAAAACGATTCATGGAATCACCTCTTTCAACAGATATAAAAAATAAAGATGAATTCATGAAATTTTCCATGTTTAATTTTAAATATAATATATTAGAAAAAAATACACATGAACAAGAGATAGATATGATTGTCAGCAAAAAAATGATGGAACATATAAAAGAATTCTTTGAAAAAGATGAACCAGTAATGAAACTTAATATACATAGTAAAAATCGAAAATCATTCAAAAAAGCAAACAACGGTAAAACAAGTAATAATAAAACACTTAAAAAAATAAATAAAAAATAAATAGTTAAATAAAAATAATTATATAAATAAAAAAATAATTATATAATTTTATATCTGATAGCGCACGACTCATAGCTCCTTCTTTCGCTGTTCAAGCGCTCGCGCATGTTTCTTCGTTTTTTTGTGGCTGTTCATGTTAAATAACTGAACTTCGCACCCACACTCGCAAATAATCTTCGTCTTCGCCTTCTCGAGAATTTCTTCTCTTCGTTTTTGGTAATAGTCTTTGTTGTAATTTTTTATCTTATCACCCTGTTCTCTGTTATATTTTTTTTGATATTCTAATTTTTTATCCCTGTTCTTATAGTAGTATCCGCACTTTTCATTCACTTCCTGTTCCTCTTCCTCAGTGCACGCTCCTTTGCAAATATTATTGCGGTTGTTATTGATACACTCGTCATTCATGTTATTCATAATGACGGTAACTTTGCTAATGTCATTGTTGATAATTTCACACGTTTCGCACGTTTCGCACGTTTCGCATGTTTCACTCGTCACATCCAAGATGCGCGATATTGTAGAAGAATCGATTTTAATTTTCTTCATCTTTCGGACAACCGTGACGACTCGTTTGGTATCCTCGTTCAAGGAAGGGAGAGTAGGAGTCGTCTCGCATCTAACAATTGATGAAGCCATTGGGATTTGGAGGTCGTGGCGGTTCTGTATTTTCTTCTACCTAAACATATTCCCCGTTTTTTTGTTTCAATTTTTTCGAGCCCCCTAAACAACCTAAAAAATAAAAATAGAGTATAGTATCGCCGCACAATCACACAAGTTTTTACTCGAGCTTGGTATAAGAACGACAATAAAATTCGTCAATTTTTCCTAAAAATACTGCATTACTTTCCGTGTGTCTTTTCATTACATCAGGTGTCATCGTAACATCAGTGACCAAAACCTTCTTCCCATCTCGCATCCAGTATGTATAAGGCGGACTTTTTATTGACGTCGAAGATGAAGACACCCAAGTTTTTAATTTGTGTTCCGGCGGATTTTGTATTCTTTTTGACTGAATTTCCTCGGAAAACCACCCATAATATTCAACACAGGGTTCTTTGCCAATAGCACTATCCGAAAACTGTTTTTGCGTATCTAATATTTGTTCCAAAAGAGTGCGCGCATCACGACCTTTAGAGTTTGATAAACTTGTCATATAGTAAACAATTGAAATGATGTTTCTTCTCTTATTCTTCTCTTATTTATAAATAGAGTTAATTATTTTCAATTTTCAGTTAAAAATAATTAATATTATAAAGTAATTTTTTTATGAATGTATTACCGCCGAAAACGCCGTCTTGAATTTTTACACATCGAAGTCACGCGACGTTTATGCGACCTCCGTCTCTTCATATGTCTTCGTTTTTTAGTGCGACTTCTTCCACCACCACCGAACTGAGAAAAAGCAACCCCTTTTGTTTTATCTGTACCCATACCCGTACCCATACTCATACCATTCTTATTCTTTGTATTTTTATTACTTGTGTTCATATTGTTCGTATTGTTCGTATTCGTTAAGATAACGAGAGAATTACTCTTTCCTTTTTTTCCTTTCTCTTTTTTAGTTAGTATCCATTTTTTCAAGTCTTCGTAACTACGGTCGCCTTTATAATGCTCGGGCATGTCGTGTTTACCTGGTTGAAAGTATAATATTGTAGGAAATCCCGAAACAGCTGGGTTTATTCCGTGGTTTTTAAACATGTGCATACTATTACTTTCGATGGCTCCTAAAATAATTTCATTTTTATGTTTATCCTTGAGTTCTGTTATTAACTTATTCCATGCGGGTTTCATAGTTTCACAGTGTCCGCATCCATTCATATAAAATAATACGACACCGTGCTTTTTTTTTAATTCCATAATTTCGGATTCAGTTATTATTTTAGGTTCATTCTCATTTCCAAACATCTGCGTCTTATATAATTAATAAATATTATTTTATAAACACATATTGTAATATTTTTTTTTATAATAAAATAGTATATAACATAAAATATAAAATATAAACGATGTTAAAAAATTTATCAATCATTTTTTTATTTATAATGGTTACATATTTTGTATTAAATTATACATCGGCAAACTTTAAAGAAGCATTAACGATGCCAGGAGTTAATACGGATTGCCCAAATGTTTTAATACAAAAAGGAGCGCTTCTCTATTTATATAACTCTAAGAAAAAGGAAATTCCAGGTGTAAATCCAATTGTATTTAAGAATTTAGAAGAATATGTAGAATTTGTCGAATTTCAACGCGCAACGGGAAATATATGTCCTGTATTATACCTCCAACACACAAATGAAGCCAATGGCACCGAGTCTTATAGAATCCGCCCCGGTCCTACAAATCTATTAGGCGGCTTAAGTGGAGTACCCGCTTCCGGTTTTCCTTCTACTCCACCACCACGAAATCATGTTACGCCGCTATTAGATGCATCACGAGAGCAACCTCCTTTCAATGTCAACTCTTTCCCCGGTTTTAACCGTTCTAATACCGACCAGGGCGAGTTTACGCCGGATATGATGCTCGACTATATTACGCAGTCAACAGGTCTTAGTCCAAATCCTATGGACTCAAACTGGGGAGGCGCGGACTTTACACAAACACTTGTCGATAAAGGATACTTCGCCGACAGTGAAGTAAAAAGATAAATCATAATGTTATATACCACGCCAACGCCGCACCATACCAACTATTTACTTCCGCATAAAAACTTTTTGATATTATCCACACAGTTTTTATTTATTTTCCGTGTCCCACCTAACTCAGTCTTTAACATAAACGTATTTAAACAATCTGGGTCCTTTTCAAGTTGATATAAGAGATTTTGTATTGTCTTATATTCGCTCATAAGTTGTGTAGCCGTTTTTGAATTTATACCAGGTATGCAAGATAACATAATTATATTTATATTATCAGGAGTTATATACTCATTTTTCTCTTTATGACCTTTAAGAACACCACAATATTTTTCACTTTCTTCGACTTCCTTTGAATCTTGAATAGTTACTACTGGTGTTACACACGCACCAGACGCTTGGTCAGTAATCTCGTAGTACGGTTTTCTATTTTTCTCATTTATTAGCGTTTTGTTATACTTGCTCGCAAAATAAATAATCGTATCAGCTGTTTCACATATTGTGTTTGTTCTTAATACCGAAAATCCCTTATAATATAGAAGCGAGAACATGCAACTAATAAGTGTTTTTTTCGATATATGAGTTCGCTTCTCATTATATCTTTCGATATCTCCTTCAATGATGTAAACAATGTTGTGATTATGCGTGGCTTCTTTATCTAATCGAAATGATTGTTCGCTGTATCTGCCATCTTTAATACTTGCAGCTAAGTCAGTAAGCGTCTTTCTTTCAAAAATAATGACAGGTTTCCCTGATTCGTCTTCAAAAACAATGTCTCCAATATGAAGTTGTTCTATTTTCATTTTATGCAATTTCCCATTTTCTCTCGGTTCTGTTACATCTCCATGTAAGATATCATTATTCGCCTCAACATTCTCAAACATATGAAGTGGAATGAAGCAACCATTCTTGCTGTGCTTACCGTTTTTTGATGAACTCTCAGAAGTTGGAGAGTCTAATAACTGCGCTTCTACTCTTCTTTCAATCAATGGTATCAAATCCGTCTCACGATTGTCTATTTTTATTACGATACCTCTTGAAGACATTTGATTTTGATTTTGATTGTTATGATTTATTGTGACTTCTTGTTATTTCTTGCGTATATATAATATCTCTCTTAATTTTTATATCGTTTACTTACATATATTGTTTACTTACTTTTTTACTTAGATATACAATAACTATATGCAATTAGCTTACATATAGTTATTATGCTGATGATTATGCTGATGATTATGCTGATGATTATGCTGATGATTA